ATGCTGGATGGTAACGACAACGTTGTCTCCAGGATTATCCCTGTCTCTGCCTTTACTGGTATCTACTCAAACATAACGGCGTATGCGTTTTCTGAGATCTTCGATATGAAGAATCCTAATTTTTACTATCAGTTGGATTCTTCGCGCCGGAACATACCAAACGCTCAGGGGTACATTGACTCGACCGTGTCAGAGAAAGGTCATGTGCTGCACAACTTGTATATGGTGTCACCGCTACAGACTGATGAAGACCCTGGGATTATGTACTGTTATCGGTCTTCAGAGACGGCGAACTATAAAGATTACCTCCATCCACTGCAAACAGAGAAGCAGTTAAATTCCTTTAAGACAAAGTTTACCGAGGCGGAGTTTGCTAAGTACTTCAAGAACACTTGGGACTTGGTGGATACTTCGCTCTTTAAGCCCGACATGATCCAGTCGATGCGCTACATTGGGGCTAGTGGGCGGCTCGGTCAACAGTCTGCTGTGATTGCGGCGTGTAGGCAAATCGCTCAGCTTGAGAAACAACAACAAGACAGCCCCATGTTTGACAACAGCGGCATGGTCAAGTCGTTACAGAGTGAGTTGATACCTCTACCTTATACTTTGGAAGATGACTTGCACCCTCGCTGTATTACGCTTCAGGAGTTGGAGAAGCTTTCTGATATTTATGATACGAACTGGGGTATTGGGGTGGGGGTGGATTTCGCGGATCCATTAAAAGATGATATTACCAAAGGGGCCCGGACTATTACCTCATTTATTGCTAAGGGTCTGCCTGGGTCCCGCTCTGATCCTGGGCTACACATCACCCTTGGAGACAAGGCCAGGTACATCTACTTCCTTGTCAATCTGATACATATCCAGTTCAATGAGGTTGCTGATGTGCAGGAGGAGATGGAGAGTTTTCTATTTGAGTTTGGCTCTATCCTTACCTTTTGCTCTGAGCGCTGGGGTGCAGGGGAGATGAGGAATTACTGTAATGAAAAGGATATCCATATGGAACTCATATCCCCCACCTATGAGAAGCAGAGGACGGGCTTTAATGACTTCTACAGGTTAGTGAAGTCCGGGCGTTTCAAGGCGCCACCTACTGTAGTGGGTGGGTCTGAGACTGACGATGTGATGCAGGAGGAGATGGAAGCCTTCCGTCATGACGTCCATAAGAAGTGGTATGGGTCGCTGACTAAGAAGACACAGACCGGGATACAAGATGATTGTATGTTCTCTATTTGCTGGGGGCTCTATGGCCTTCGGGAGAAGACTCCTGATGATTTCATAGCGGCGAACTCGGACCTGTTCATGGGCACCTTCGTGCCTGATCTGACAATGCTGGGGCAATAGTTAATATAAAAAGGGGAAAGCGACAATGCCAAGTACTTATAGGGAGTTCAAGGGCGTGACCAAAGAACCTATAACAGGGAAGACAGTTGCCACCTATGAGATAGCTCATAATAATGACACTACCACTGTTCGACAGGACCTACTACTTACTAAGTTTGGTGACACTTGGAAAGCAAATATGCTATTTGACGACATCGACAGCTGTGACACGGCTACCGAGGCCGCACATAAACTAGCTGACTGGATGGAGAGACTAGCCTTGGCTTTGAGGGAAGGTAATAATTTTGACTCTGTTAACCTTAACAATCTAAGGACATGACAATGCCAGAAGTACCAAGATTTGATGGTTTGAAGATGATAGTGCAGTACTATGCTAATTGGGGGAAGCTTGAGCAAGTCTCTGAGTTGTCAGGTGTGCCTGTAGCCAAACTGAAGGCTTGGCTTGCTACAGGCACCATCACCACCGAGGACTATGACTCACTCACTACCTGTTTACACCGCAATCATTTTGGAGACAAAACAACATGACCGAAGAGACTTGTATAAGAAAGCGTGTAATTATCGACAACGAGAACTACTACATAGCTCAGTCGCCTACCTCAGTACATGTGACTGTGCCTTTTGAGAATCGTCCTGAGAGAAAGCGAGAGAGAAAGGTTGTGGACATCCTGTGTCAAACGGTACTTAATATTTCTAACGGTATATAATGGATTACTTAAATAAAGCAGAAGAACTTATCACCAGACTTGACGAAGGCGAGGGCGCCAACTCCTTACTGCAGGAGGCGATGGCGATAATGCCATGGCAGGGCGCTCCTCCAGGGAATATGTCTGATTTACCTGGGCTCTCTAATAAACCTATACGTGACGAGGACGGTTTCTCTGGCGGGTTTAACGGGATGTCTGAGGACTATATTGGTTTCCAGAAATGGCAGCAGGCCTGTTGGCAGAAGTTTAAGTCGAACTCTTTTGTCTACACTACAGTTCTGGATACCACTGGGCGCTTGACCGGGATGGGCTTTAGCCAGTTCAGCCACTTCCCTAAGGCGAACGAGTTCATGGACAAGGTCTGGCATGACCCACGGAACATGCTGGTCCTTAACTTCAAGAAGTATGTGGCGCGGTCGGTAATTCAAGGTGAGTTGTTTCAGTGCTTGTCTCTGCACAAGGACGGGTTTGTGGAGGTGGACTTCATCAGCCCCACCACCATCACTGGGTTTAGTGATGGTAGCGGCATCCTGACTAAGACGGGGAAGACAAACTTTCCTCTGATTTACCGTGTGGAGTCTGTGGTTGGTGGTGTGACGACAGTGAGTTTGGTACCCTCAATTAATCTTGCTTACTATCCTGAGCTCTGGAAAGAGCTTGAGGAGATGACTGAGTACAAGAACGCTGTGGGTAGTGGCGCTGCTGTTATTGGTAAAGAGTCCTATGGTATTGAGGGGTACGCTCAGTTCATGGTCCATATGGACCAAGGCTTTGTTACTAAGCGTAACGTTGGTGGTGTGAAGGTAGTGATGGAGTGGTTGAATCACTATGACAATATGAAGAGATGGGAGCTTGACCACAAGAAAAGTTCCGGCGCCTACCTCTGGGCTGTGGAGATTGAGGACCGTCAAGCCTTTCGCTTGTGGCTCTCTCTCACTGAGGATCAGAGAAAGGCCACAGGTATTATGGGTAAGAAGACGCCCGGCGGTACATTGATGCTTCCTCCTGGATTCAAGCTGACTTGTAATAACCCCAAGCTGGCCTCAATCTCTAATCAGGATGAGGACATCCTCAACATGATTGCTGGCGGGTTGAACACCCCTAAGGATGTAATGACCGGATCCAGTTCAGGTCAGACTTACAGCGGGGCTAAGCTCAGTCGTGGTCCAGTAGAAAACCGTGTCATGGACGCCATGTCTGATCTGGAGCGGTGGATGATCCATGGCTTCTGGAGAGGTGTACTCTGGCTCCATCACAAGGGGGGTCATATGAAATGGACCTACCCTATGAAGAAGGCTTATAAATTTGCTAATAAGAAACCTAAGTTTCAGACTGTCGCTGTCGAGGCCCACCGCACCATAGAGATGAACTTCCCAAGTTCTGAGATGAGTGATGTTGAGTCCAAGACTAAGGCTTATCTTGGCTCCAAGCATGGGCCTGTCACCCAGACTGTGGGTATCTCTAATCGTACCGTAGCCAAGAAGATTGGCGTCCACGGCTACGCCCAGGAGCGGTTGGATCTGGCGACGGAAGAGGAGATGTATCCAGAGCTTATGACTAATGAGGAAGCTGAGCAGACTGTAGAGGGTATTACGGAGCCTGGGCTTCCTGACAATAAGTCTACAACGGAACCTAACAAAGACTCTAATAATCAAGAAGATGATTAAATACTTGACAAGTTCAAGCCCTCCATATATCTTGATAAAAATTGCGTTTAATTGACAAGAGGTTAATATGATTCACGCATCCAAGATACTTGCTGCCTTACTCAACAACACTTGGGCTATCCAAGAGGAGTGGCTTAGGCAGATTTACAGTATCATATATGATAGAGAAGCAGCGGCGGATTACAGGGCATTAATGGCCGAAGCCGGGCAACCTCTTGACTATACATACAAAGCTACCAAGCGCAACAACGTTGGTATCATCCCTATTCAGGGGCCTATCTTTCCTAAAGCAAATATGATGACAGAACTCTCAGGGGCTACTTCTCTTGAGATGGTTATTCGTGATGTGGTTGCGATGGATAAGGACCCTGAGATTGACGCTATCGTATTCCCTACCAACACCCCAGGTGGTGCTACTACAGGGCTTGACGAGGCGTGGTCTTTGATTAACAATCTGGAGACACCAACATATATGCACGGTACGGGGCTTGTAGCTTCTGCCGGGTACTGGTTGGCGTCTGCGGTGACTGAGATATCGGCGTCTGATCTGACTCTTGTCGGGTCCATTGGGGTTATGACGTCAGCGCAAGGTAAAGATAAAGATGCTCCTGGTCCAAAGGAGTTGGAGTTTGTAAGTTCTGTGAGTCCCAGGAAAAGGCTTGATCCAGAAACTGAAGAGGGTCAAGCTGAATACATGGAGATCGTGAATGGTCTTGCTGAGGTATTCGTGTCTCATGTAGCAGAGGGAAGAAGTGTTAGTCCAGAGACTGTAACACAGGATTTTGGTAAAGGTGGTGTGTTGATTGCGAGCAAAGCCCTCGAAGCTGGCATGATTGATCACATCTGTACATTCGAGTCGCTCATTGCACGTTTGTCTGGGCAGACCGAAGAATTTTCAAATGGAGATGATCCTATGAATCGTGACGAATTGAAAGCCAAACACCCTGAGGTGTTCACGGCTGTGGTTGCTGAAGGTGCAGCCCAGGCCAAGGCTTCTTTCGATAGTGAGATTCTTGAAGTCAACCAGACGAATGAAACTTTGAAGGCTGAGAATGTGGCCCTAAAAGAAGATCTGAGTACGGCTGAAGGTACTATCGAAAAATCAAACGCTGTTATTAAAGAGCGTGATAAACAAGACGCAATTAACCAAGTAAAGGCTAATGAAGCCAACGCCTCTCACATTATGACTGAAGCTCTTGCCGGATCAAACATCCCGGAAGCACTTCACTCTAAAGTTGGTGTTGACTATCAAGCTCATGTTGGTGAAGACGGCGCTCTTGATACTGAGGCCTATGGCGCAGCGGTTACTGCTGAGGTTAAGGACTGGTCTACCAGTCTTGGCTCTACCACAACTACTCCTGTAGCTGGGTTTGGTACAGGCGGCAGCGAGTCAAACAATAACAACCAAGATACGGACGACACGGCTGACGCTATGTTTGCTTCTCTCGGTTATGGAGGTGATAAGTAATGATTAACTCTACTCAAGGACTTGGTGGTTCTACTCCTCAGTTTAACACTGGAGGTCGTTCACCTAAGCTCAAACCACTCTACCACTCATATGTAGAGCAGGCGCTTATTCTGGAAAAGTTTGTAATGCCGGGCTTCGGTGATTTGCAGGCTGGTACAGTAATGGCGAAGTACTCTGACAAGTTTGTACCTTATGTTCCTGTGGCTGTTGCTACTTCGGATGTGGGCCGTGTATTTATCACTAACGACGCTGCGGCGGCTAAGATTGCTTATATGCCTAATCGCTATGCTTCTCGTTTTGCTGTGGGCGAGACCCTTGTTTGCAAGACAGATGATGACGTTACCGATCAAGGTGCAATTACTGCCATCGACATCGACGACATTCCTGGTATGACCAAAGTAACTGTGACCACCAACTTCACAGCGAATGCTACTGTGGCAAAGAGTGCAAACCTCTACCACAAGACAGCGACTGGTTCACCATTTTCTACTGCTGTAGGTATCATTGACACAGCGGTAACTACTGGTGAGTATGTTGAAGGTGGGGTTGCCGCACAAGGTGCCCAAGTTTCTTATGTGGTTTCTAATGCTATCCTCTATTTAGACGCATTGGTTGGTCTTGATAGTGCTGCGATAACAGCCCTTGGGGTTGTTTCAGATAGTCCTTACGTAATCGTAAAATAATGGAGGATAACAAATAATGAAAGGTTCAGCCGGAATTCCTGAATTACAATTAGTTACGCTGAACAAACTCATCCAGAAGCTCCCAGTGAATCCTAATCTGTTCTTCACCAATCTGTTCTCAGATGTGAATGCAGACTCGGACGCTATCGAGTGGGAAGTTGAGTATGGTTCTGCAGGTATCACCCCGTTCGTTGCCCCTGGTGCAGTAGCACCTAAGATTGGTATGGACGGTGTTGGTAAAGGGTCCGCTAAGGCTGCTTATATGAAAGAAGCCGCTTTCTTGGACGAACAGATTCTTAACAACCTCCGTGAGCCAGGTACCCATCAGGTACATCAGACTGCTGCACGTATGGTTGCTAAGCAGACACTGAAGCTCCGTAATCGTATGGACCGTCGCCGTGAGTGGATGATGGCCAAGGCAATCCTGCAGGGTGGGTTTACCTATCTGGCGCAGGGTGGCTCTAAGATTACTGTCAGTTACGGTATCCCTGAGACCCATCAGGTAACCCTCGGCGCTACTCGCCAGTGGGATGATGGTGCAGACCGTAACGTTCTTGAGGATGTTCTTGATGGTAAGCAGATCCTTAAAGAGGATGCTGGCGTTGCCCCTGAGTACTGCTTCCTTAACAGCGACCTGTTGAAGCTGTTGATGCTTGATACCAAGATTCAGGCGCTCATGACCAAGTCTGCTTTTGGTGATGGTGACCTGTTCGCAAGACCTGCAGAAGTTATTGGTAGCCTCCTTGGTGTAGGTACCCTGGCTGTGTTCGACGAGTTCAGTGAGATTGAAACCTTGCCTACCTCTGACATCGCAATCGGTGCAACTTCCATCAGCATTGATAACGCTGTTGATGTAGCGGTTGGTGCTACTGCTCGGTTTATTGACCACTCTCAGAACAACGTGTGGGAAGACCGTGTGATTACTGCTGTAAATATTTCAGCTGGAACCATGACTGTTGCTGCTACCACCAAAGCTTTCAAGGCTGGTCGTGACTCTATCCGTATCCGTGAGAAGATGGTTAAGGATGATGAGTTCATCATGTGGAACTCTAAGAATGCCGATGGTATGCCTATAGCTGAGAACATGCTGGCTCCATTTGGTCTTGGTAGAAACTATGGTGTCTATATGGATACCAAGGACGAGTTTGATCCAGAGGGTACAATCCTCCGTATCCAGAACAAGTCCCTGCCTACCTTGTTCCATCCAGACTGCTCTTACAAACTGATCGTAAGATAAGTGTGACACTATTCTGGTAGTAACTAGGATAACTCTGAACCCCTACTGGTTATGCTGGTAGGGGTTTTATTTTTATAGTACCATAGGAGATGAGTGTAATGATTAAAGTTGTTGGAGTATTAAAGTTGGGCTCAGGTAAGTACATCTACCCTGGGGAGTACACTGAAGACAATATGCCGGAAGGTCTGATGGAAGAAGCTGAGTTGGGATCCACAGCCATTACAATGGCCGCACCACAACCAGCAGCTGACCAACCTAAAGGTGTAGGAGTTCAGGCTGTTAAAGACGATGTCGGCGCCGCCGTACCACCGAAGACAAAGTCTGCACCTAAGAGAACTGTGAAAAAGAAGTAATAGAGGGACACAATGGCAATAGCAGACGCTGATGCGTTGAAGGTAAAAGTTGGTAACCTACTGGGTACTGCTTGGTCTGGGCTTGAGGCTGATGCTCAGGACGAGGCAGTGGTCATGGCCATGGATGAGTTGGGGTTTTCTTTTCCTACCACAACTTCTAAACAAAGTTTCTGGGCTACGGAACGGACTAAACGTCACGCCCTCTACATTGTTGTTGTGTCTCAAGCGGAACGGTTCAAGTATAAGCAAATAAATCTACAGCAAAAATTCGACCACTATTTCAAGATAATCGAAAAGGCTGATAAAGCTTTTGCTTCTGCTATAGAGAACGACGTCTCTGGCACCTTCCCCATTGAGCTCACTGACGGTGACGACTTTGCTGTCTATGGTTTTCTTATGAATCCTGCTGGGTTTGTTTATGACCAGCTGGGTAGGGACTTGACTTATGACTATAGCTGAGGAACTACTTGATGTACTACAGGAGGTCGGGTCTACCTACACCATATTAAAGCCTGATGGTACCTGGATAACTGGGGAGTACTTGGATCTTAACGACCATGCCGAGCACACCAACCCCAGCATCCGGGCCTTCCTCTACAACATGAGCTTACACAACCCCAGTCAGTGTGCTGTAGGGGATGTGTTACGTGTTGATAGTGGTGGTAGTGTACACACTGACATCCTTCTCACTATAAAAGCACCACAGGGCTTCTCTGGCGAGGTAGTAGAGTACAGTGGGTCTGGTTACTTAGCTAACGGAGCAGGGCATTTTGAGAAGTATGTCCAGGACGGTGGGTTTGACTCAGACAACAATCGTATACGTACTTGGACTAACATCTATCCTGGGCTTACGATTCGTGGCGCTTTGATGGATAGGCTCTATCGGTCTAGTATATCCATGGTAGCCAATGAGGTGCTTGATATAGCGGAGAATAACTTGCACTTCTACATCAGTTCTTATTTTTCTGACGTAGCTATGGGTATGCGGTGGGTTGGTGATGATGGTCGCAAGTACAAAGTTGACCAGATCGAGGACCACAACTTCCCTGGTATCCGTCTAGTATTCATGTCAGAGTATACTAAGGGTGACTGATGGCTAAGCGTCTAGTAGCAAGGGTAGACAACAAACAGACAAAGGCAGCCATTAGTGGTGCTCTGTTTACGTTCGCCAACTCCATGGAGATTGGTGCGTTCACGTCTACCTGTACTAGAAAGATGCGTGGTTACAGTGCTGTGGCTAACTCTATAGCCTACTTTGTCGGTGGTACCAAGAGAGGTGGTGGCGGTAGACTGTCTGATGGTATGGCTACCCATGCGGCCATATGGGTCAGTGACGCCATACGCAGCGGAGGTACCCGTAATTACTCCGGCCCTCCACTGAAGAGAGACTACAGTACCTATTACAAAAATTGGCTGGACAAGAACCCCACCTACAAAGGCCAACCACTACTCAACCTGACTGGGGCCCTGGCTGACTCTATCACAGTAATCAAAGGTAAGGGTGTGGGCATTAGCAAAACCTCCAAGTCAACCAATCCCATGACGGGTAAGGTAGTTAAGGTCTATACCTACGCAAAGGCTCACGAGTTTGGGCTTGGCAACATGCCACAAAGACCTATCATAGCGGGTGCAGTACTGAACTGGTTACAGTCGGTAGACGGTTTTGAAACCTTTTCCAGAAGTACTGAGAACATGTTGAACCGTGTCCATTGGGAGGCAGTTAAAAATCCTGCTTCTGTAGACGACATAGCAGGAGGATCCACATCTTTTAAACCAAGTCCTATGAAGGGTTCTGCAACCACCACCCAAGCTGCAGTCCAAGTAGTAACACACAACGCAGTATATGTTAAGCAGGCTGTGGCTGAGTTGGACAAGGCCTCGGCAGTCTTAGATAAGATAACTAACACGGTGGACACTGGCAGTATTACACCAAGCCAACAACTCATCAATAACATCAACAAGTACTTTAAAGAGACCACCACTAAGCTCACACCGAAGCAGGCCAACGCCGTGATAACTGCGCTGTTGTCTGGCAAGGTGCCTGATGTTGGTGACTTGTCCTAGTCCTGAATAGAGGAGTTTTATGAATTTTATCCAAGCCATACCCAGAGACATTGTGATGCTGACGGAGGTAACATTGACCGAGGCAAGACACTTACAGACTATCTTAGACAATATGACTTTCAATATGGACAGTAATAAACCTTCCCACGTAGCAGCAAACAATTATCTGCACGAGACACTGTACCCTAATATTGAGAAGTTAGTGCATGAAATGGAAGAGGTAGATAATGGCTCTTGATCCCACACACAGTGAACTATCTTTAAGGTACTCCATAAAGCGATACTTCAATAACAAGTTACCTGGTGACCTGTTCATTGACTATCAAACAGTCTACATGGATATCAAGGATGCCTTGGATAATACCGAGAATACTTGGATCATATTCCATATGGGTGGTGGACGAACTCATGGTGTACTGAAAGACATCAGGTTAAACGCCTATATATTCTCAAGAGGTGAGTCTCCATTATCACCTGAGGACCTGCTGGCTCAGACACGTGACACTCTGTATGAGCACCTTATTGACCTCACTAAGGGTGATGGTATGGCTCGTATTCCTTTCTATGATATCACTGACAAGACTATCAAAGGCTACCTGTTAGTCTATCCCTATATGGATGGAGAGGACGACAGGGCCAGGGACAATACTATATACAGGTTGGTGTCTGTTAGACTAAGGTTGGTAGTGACATGAATATTTACTGTGAAAAATGTGGCAAGAGGTTAATGAACAGACAGGCCAATGGACTGTGGGTTTTCCAGTTCGGTCAGTATGGTGCTGGTAATGTGCCAGTCATCGACATGGAAATCCATGGGTCTGTGAGGATGAAGTGCCTCAGGAAATCCTGTAGACATTTGAATGTCTTTGACTTCTTCCCCAATAAAGGTTAAGTATTTGATGATATAGTTAATTAATAATAGTCCAGAGATGGAACGTAAATCCTCAGCTTTGATGTACATATAAATATACCGGAGGTATAAATTATGGCTCGTACAGGCCCTATTACAAAGGACACTAGTACCGTACAGTTGGGACTTAGCCAGATCCGTATCAGCAAGTCCGCAACACATATCGCTACTACTACTCCTGCCCTCGTTGCTGGCGACTCTATGGGTGCCATGGCAAGTACCGCTCTAAATTCCGAGAGTGAATACTGGGATCTGGAATCTGGATTCCCCCTTGGACTCGATGCAACTTTCCCACTTCGTGAAACCAACACTATGGAGTGTGCTTTCAGAGAAATCACTCCTAAGAACTTGGCAATCTCTCGTGGTATTGATCCATTCTCTGACATGGCAGCGGTCATCCTTGCTGGTAGTTCAGTGACCACTTCAGGTACTGTAGTTGAAGGTAACCTGGCTGTTGACGATCTTGGTGGTGTTGTTACTGATACCTGGATGGTAGTGTTTTCTTCTGCTACTGCTTACGATGTGTACGGAACAGTTACTGGTGATGTAGGAAACGGCACCACATCTGTAGCTTTTGAACCGGACAACGGTGGACAGGACTATTTCGTCATTGGTGCAGGTACCTTTACTGGTACATGGGCAGCTGGTGATACGTTCTCTTTCACCACTACGGCATTCGTAGCAGGAACTTCCGCTTATGCTGATAACCATGTCGGGTCCATCCCACTAGGTAGCCTGGCGGCTCCTAAGTTCCTCAGGGTAGAAGCTATCTACACCTTCCCTGATCCAACTTACCAGATGGCTATCATCTTTCCTCGTGCTAACGTTGTGTCTAACCTAGCACTTGATCAGCAGCCAGAAGATTCTGCTGCAGTAACCATGACTATCAAGTCCATGGGTGCTTCTAGTGATAATGATGGCGGTAACGCAGCATGGGACTCCATGCCAAACGGACAGATTCTGTTTACTTCGTCCTAATTAATTAGTTCAATAGGCCCCTCCCACGAGGGGCCTAAGCTCTATCTACAGGAGATAAAATGAGCGCATTGCAACCTGTTGTTAAAGAAGTAATAGTCGGTATAAGGGAACCGAAGTCAGTCAAGATCTACCCCTTGTCTGTAGCCCAACAACTCAAAGCCAAAGAAGTTATCACCACAGCGCTTGAGAAGATGGCTTCTGTAAATTCTACTGCTGATGCTGTAGCCAACACCTCAGGGCTCAGTGACGATATCAACGACATGATTGCCCCAGTACTCATGGGCAATGTCTTGCTGGACACCATAGAAGATAGTCTGAGTAGTTTCCTGGAGATGTCTACTAATCCAGATGACAATGTCACACTTGACAGTGTTACCAACGACCAGGCCGTGGACATAGCAACTATTATATACGAGTTGAATTTTGAGAGTGTTATAAAAAAGGTTCAGGGCTTGATGGAACGGATAAAGGTGGCGACGGGACAGGTCAAGCCAGCGGGTCCAGTGAACCAATCTCAATCGACCGAGTAATAGCTACAGTATTAAGAAAGTATCCAGCCTACCGCTTGGAAGACTTCTATATGAAGTCTTACCTTGAGGGCGGAGTTACGTTCGCGCAACTGTATTATATGTTTGAAGACGCTGATCGTGAAGAATACGACAGCCGTAAATTCTTCGCTGCCATCCAAGGCATCGACATAGAAAACCCCGACACAACCTCAGCTGACCCTACCAAACCAGTTCATCCTTCTAGTAATAAAGCAAATACTGGACCTGAAGCACAGTTCTTATTTAAAGATCCATCAGAATATGATTTAATGTCTGAAGAAGAAAGACATGTTGCCAACGATAAAATGGTGAAGTTTTGGAAACCGTTCGCTGACAGCAATAAGTTAAATGCCAGTCCACGAGTAGTGGAACACCCATCATAAAAGGCAGATACAATGGCAGGACCAGACGCGATAATAAATGTAGGTGCAGTACTCGCAGGACAAACTCAAGCAGCATTCAGGGCTGTGTCCACCGGGTTTAAGTCTATAGCTGTGGCTATGGGCGACGTCGCCAAGAGTATGAAGAACATGGGCGACGGCTCAGGCACCGCACAGTTAGAGAAGTTCACTACTGCTATTAATAAAGCCACTGCTGAGATCGACAAGCAGAGCGACGAGATGTCAAAGCTTGCTGGTGCTTATGACAAGACTGAGAAAGAGGTAAAGGATTTCACCTCTGTGTTGGATAAGTTTAACTCAGCAATTAGTTCTGACGAGACGGGCAAGGCAGCAGACAACCTTGAGGTTCTGTATAGTAAGTACCATAGGCTTATTGACGCTAACACGAAATTAGGCACCAAGGCTAGGGACACCATAGAAGCCATGGTACCCAGGGTGGGTACTAATACTGGGTTTAAGGTCCTGTCCAACCAATTGTCAGAGCTTTACTCAGACTTTAAACGATTGGACCCTACGGCTAAGGAGTACAATAGGGCACTGTCACAAGTTGACTACCAACAAAATAAACTAATAAATTCCACTGACCTGTATGGTAGGTCTGCTACTAACTTAGTAAAATTATATGCTAAGCAAGGCGGGGACCTTGCAGTACTAAAGAACCGTCTTAATTCTCTGTCTCAGTTACAGAAAAAAGCCAGTGCTGAGGAAGACGCTAGAGAAAAGGCTATAAGGAAGACAGCCACAGCCACTACAGATCTCTCCCACCAGTACCGAGCCCTGTTGAAAACAGGTACAGTTTACTCCTCCTCCGCTAAACAAATTATAGCAACACTGGAAAGGACCGGAGGTTCGGCTAAGACTGCCAAGCAAAAGCTACAGTTACTAAGTGACTTCCAGAAGACTGCGGCAGCCCAAACCAAAGCTGCCGCAGCAGCATTACAGGCTGCTGAAGAAAAGAAAATCAAGGCCTTACTTGCTACGGATAAAAGCCTAAAAAAGTTACAAGGAACATACGCAGAATTAGTAACAGGTACTAGCTATTATACTAGGGCGGCTAACAATCTTATACTAAAATTTGACAAGACCAAACACAGCATTGACGCCTTAGAGGATAGTTTAAAAGGTTTGGCAATGCTACATAAAGAGGAGGCTGCTGCTGCTGACGCTGCTGCTAGAAAGACCAAGGCTGCAGAGGAAGCAAAAGCTAAGGCTACTGACCGAGCACGATCTGCCTACTACTCCCTACAAAAAACCTACAACAAGTTGCTGTTGTCCCAAGACAAATATGGGGCTTCTGCTAGAAAGGTAATTGAAAACCTACGATACCTGAAGAAGAATACAGACCAAGCCACTCAAGCGTTAACGATATTGACGCTGAGACAGAAGGCCGCCGCCGCTGCTATGTCACCTATGGCGTCCGTTATACAGACACTTAATAAGCGGTTTAAGACTTACGTTGGTTACGTCGTAGCCTCTAGTGCTGTTTTTGCTGTGGTTCAAGAAGTACGTAGTGCCGTCACTGCTATCTCTACATATGACCAAGCCCTAAAAGACCTCCAAGCCATCACTAATGCTACTGCTAGTGACATGGAGAAGATGAATGCTGTCATAAGACAGACAGCATCTGACACGAAATTCTCCGCTGTAGAGACTGCTGAGGGTGCTAAGATCCTAGGGCAGGCTGGTTTGTCTGCTGCAGAAGCCACGGCAGCAATACCAGATGTTACCGAGTTGGCCACTGGTACACTAACAGATATGCAGACCACTGTGGATCTAGTAACCACATCTATGAGGGTCTACGGGATCCAGGCCAAAGACACATCACGAATAACTGACACCTTTGCGAATGCAGTTAACAGCTCTAAGTTAACAGTAGACAAGTTACGTACTGCTTTTAACTACGTTGGCCCTGTAGCAGCCACCGTAGGTATGACCATAGAAGATACTGCTGCTGCTCTGATGACCATGGCTAACCAAGGTCTTAGGGCAAGTACCATGGGTACCAGTTTCAGGAAAATTATCCTAGAGTTGGCCTCGCCTAACCAAGCCTTGGCTAACGCCTTGGCTGGGGTCGGTAAGTCTATTGCGGATTTAGATGTAAAGACCTTAGGCTTTAACCAAGTAATGCGTAACCTGAAAGATGTGGTTGTTGGCGTCACAGACGCCTCCACCTTTTTTGGCAAGAGAGCTACAACAGCTATCCTTGGTTTGGTACGTAACGTAGACTCGCTGGATAAAATGAGGGAAGTAGTAGAGCGTACTGGTACTGCTTCTAACATGGCAGCAATACAACTTTCCGGTTTGACGCTGAAGTTCAAGAACCTACAAGATAAGATTAAGAACATCTATATTGGGATGGGTGACCAAGGGCTGCTGTCGGTCTTCACCTCCCTCGTTGATGGTGCCCGTGCTCTAGCTGACGCCTTGGAGTTCCTCACCAACAATGCTATTGCTGGTACCACAGGTAAAGTACTCTTATTACTTACTGCGGTTAAAGGGCTTTCTTTAGCCTTTGGCTGGTTTGCTAGGTCTAGTTTTGTCGTAGCAGCCCTGCAGAGTATAGTCAGTGGGGTGACCACTCTACGGATTAGTATGATGTCCACGTCTTTAGCCGTAGACGGTTTAAAGATGTCATTACGTGGTTTGTATACTCTACTTGTTAGTAACGCCTTTGGTATTGCAGCCGTGGCTATAGGGGTCTTGGTAACCAAACTCTACAACTACCAAGAGAACCTCAACCTAGCCACCATCGCTCTCAGAGATCAGGCTACTGAGATGGAAGTTAACATGAGTGCCTTGTCTGACTACACTACGCAGTTGTCCAATGCGAATATAGGGGATAAAGAGAGACAAGAAATAGTTGAAGCCTTAGTGGAACTGTACCCCAAGTACAAGACACAGATTGACAACGCTAAGGACAGCAATGAAAAGCTCCTTGAAGTCATAGAAGCCCTGAACGAGGCCGACTCCAAACGGTTACGTGTAGTCCAGACTGCCGAGTTGGAGAGCAAGCTCAAACAACTATACATAGCGTACAGGAAACTTGACAAGCTACAGACTAGTTCTTGGGCTAAAGCTACTATGACCACTGCGGAGTACAACTTAGCAGTGCAGCAGGCTGACGACAGTGTAAAGGACCTGACAAACCGCACAGCGTACCTAGCTAGTGCTTTAGGTGATGTTAGTGTTAAGGACCTTTTAGCTGAAGCAACAGGCATTGTGGGTGATTCTGGGGTTGATCTACAGGAGCAACTTCTTGGTGATGTGCTCCAGGCCATAGTAGATCATCAAGTAGATGCATATGAAGCAGGTAAGGAGTTAGGCAAGGCTACTGTTGCTGGCGTAGAGCAGGGACTACACGTTACCGATCCTAAGCAATTTATCAAAGACCAAATAAGTGCGTACAAGACTGCCAAGAAAGAGATTGAGGCTGAGTTAGCAAAAGACGTCTACAACATAGAACTAGAATATGTAAAGTTACCCTCTAGTAAACAAGATCCAGACGCCCACAGGAAAGCGATACTAGAGGAAAACATAGAAGCTTATGAAGCGTTGCTGGCTAAGGCTAAAGAGTACCAAGACCAAGTAGGTAAAACGGATAATGTTGAGGCTGTTGCCAAGGCAGGACGGGAGCGCCTCACCCTGCAGAGGAAGTATGACCAGTACATGCTGCAACAAGTGGAGGACTCTCAGAAACACAAGGAGAAGGTAGAGAAGGCAGCAACAAGTAGGTATGTAAAGAACCAAACGGACGCCTATAAAGTAGCCAAGGCTAAAATAGCTAAGGATCTAGCTTCAGAGCTACTCACAGTAGAGAAGGCTTTTGTTTCTTTAAGTTCTGCAGAGCAGGATGAAACCCAACATGCGTTGGCTAAAACTGAGCTAAGAATAGCGCACTATAAGGAGATGCTGGCTCTTGCTGCTGATTATAAGTCAGTAATGGAAGATACAGCGGGGCAGGAGGCTGCAACGTTAGAACAGATAGCTCTACAGAAACAGTTTAAACAGTACGAGTTAAAACAACTGAAGGAGTCTCAGAAACAGAAGGAAAAAGTAGAGAAGGCTGCTATTGCTAAGCAGGTAAGTAACTATAAAACAGCGAAGGAGAAGATCGAGAAGGACTTGGCTGCAAGTACCTTAACTCTAGAAATTGACTACGCTACCACCGCCCCTGAAGACCAAGACCGTGATGCCTTTGATATTAAAGTAATAGAGAACACCATAGAAGCTTACGGTAAATTATTAGTTGAGGTTAAGAAATACAAAAGAGAGGTTAGCAAGACTGGGGATAAAGAGGCCCTAGCAGTAGCGGCCAGAGAAGAGTTGTCTGTCCAGGAACAAATAGCTAAATACAAACTACAACAACTGAAGAATTTTGCTAAAGCAAGAAAGGCAGCATCTGACAAAATAGTGGCTCAGGAGAAAAAACAGGCTGATGAGGTCTTGAAAGTAAATGCCAGGATGGATGCCAAGGGTAAGGAGTTACTAAATAACAAAGTACAAGCACACAAGACTTATGGCGACAAGATAGTAGAGATAGAAAAGGATGCTGCCACTAAGCGATTGGAAGCAGTCACAGCTTTCAACTTAAAAATGAAAGAGGCAGCAAAGGCTCGTATAGAGATAGAGCGAAAGGCCGCTTCTGACATCAAGTCTATATCCGGCGACATAGCTGACAAGATTTTTGGCATCCAGACAAAGGGTATGTCTGAGGCAGCCAAGCAAGTAGCCACCCTGGAGCGAGCCAATGAGAAGTTATCTAAGGGTACCTCTCAATTAGCTGCTGCTAGACGGGCTGGAGATTCTGCTGCTATAGATAGGGCACAAGAACTGATCACAAAAGCAGGGGAATACTACGGTAGTTTAGAGGACTCTGGGGATGCTATCAGTGGCCTGAAGAAAGTTGAGAAAGCCCTGATATCCGCACGGAAGGCGGAAAAGAAAGTAGAACTTTCAGAGCTTAATACTAAGGTAAACAATGAGGTTAAAGCCCACAGGTATAAACTGTCTAAGATAGACAGGTTGGAGAGGGAAGCACTAGCAAAGGCGTTAAGTCAGTTCAACACTAAAATGACTGCCATAAATAGTATGTACGATGCGTGGGCAAAGAAAGAAAAAACCCGCCACCTAAAGTTTATGGCTAATGCTGATGCTGAGATAGCAAAACAACGTGAGTTAGTTAGTGTAGCTGCTGGGAAGCAGGACTCAATAGTGACACCAACTGCCGCCCCTGTAGGTGGTGACTCACCCCAAAATGCCGTAGACTTTACCCAGCCCGTTGCAGAGGCCACCAAGAAAGCTACAGCCACTGGAACAAAAGAAGGTGTGGAAGAAGGGGTAGAGAAGGCCACCCCCGCTGTGGAGAAAAAAGTAGCTAAAGCCGTAGAGGGTGCTGCTAAAAAGGAAATTGAAGCCAGAGCTAAGATAACAATAGGGCCACCTTCTGATGGTGATATTGCTCCCGCTGTCAAGAAGATAGAGGAATTCTGGATAGAGGAAGTAGATGGCTTGCCTGCTAAGTTAGTAATAGCGCCTATAGCTGATAGAGATGTCAATAAATTGACTGAGGATATCCAAGCCTATTTGGACTCTTATCCTTCTGATGTGAAGATAGACACCACTGTAGCCAACCAGCAGTTAAAAGATTGGGTGCGCATGGCCAGTAAGTCTATCTCTGTTGAAGTTCCTGTAAAGTTAAAGAATGAAGGTGGACAAGCTCTGCACGACGGTGGCCCTGTCCACAAGATGGCGACAGGTGGCAGGCTGCCTGGTACCAAGTCACAAAAGGATAAGCTACCAGTACTAGCCCGACCTGGTGAGTGGTTTATTACTGATGAAGTTGTCACCTCTTGGTCCAGATCTGTAGGCGATTGGTTCATGCAGGCTGTACACAAACCAGCAAGTGAGGCAGGGGTTGCTCTGAAGAATGTGATACAGGGAGCGTCAGCTAGACCCAAGACCATACCTGTTGCTTCTTCCACACCATCTTCTGGTGCGACTGATAACTTGTCTTCTTTGAGTTCTTTTGGTACATTAAACATCAATATAGGTGGCAAGTCTGCACAGATCCTGGCCACACCAACAGATGCTATGATGTTAGCCAGACAATTTAAAACACTAGAGGCAGCAAGCTCATGATACAACTAGGCACAATGGAGTTACACCGAGGGGTGTTCTGGGAGAATGAGTTAAGCGAGGCCTTGGTAGCCCAGGACGACTTCTTCGACATTGACGGCGGTTACTCCTCACAGTTCATGTACGTGGGCGACAACGGCAGGACCATCCAGTTGGTGGCTTCTGGTAGTGACTCAGGTAGCCGGGGTATGTTCACTCAGGCCCAGCTGGATTATGTGAAGTCTCTTGAGGCCTCCCAAGAAACAGTGCAGTTTATTTATGGCAGTAAGACTTTAAATGTGAAGGTGGAAGCAAACCCGTTAGCGGTCACACCACTAAGAAAAATGTTTGGTCACGTCTCTACTGATATATACTACGGAACAATAACTTTAAAAGAGGTTGTATAATGGCAGTTCTACAGAGTGAATTAGTAATGTATAGGTCGCTGACTGAAAATGATACCAGCGCAAATGGTGGGCATAGATCTTACAATGAGATCCCCAGGTCTTCCTCCCAAAATTTATTTGGTAGTGTGTTTGAGCAGGAGCGTACAGACGGATCCAGCACAGTACGGTTTGCCTATACTTGCAACCACAATACCAGCAGGGCTTCCGCACAGAATATGCGAATCTGGGTGGATAATGAGACTACTGCTGACGATTACGTATACTTTGTGATTAAAGACCAGGGAGACACTGCCGCTGATATTACCGGGTCCGAACAGTTATACTCTGTGGCTAACCTCTCCACCGACGCCAGCGCAGGGGCAACCACACTCATCGTAACTTTCCCTACACCAGACGCTGCTGATACCTATTCCAGGACATTGACTACTTCAATTGGAGATACTGACCTTATTAGAATCACCAATAAGCTGTACCCTGATTCCACCACAGGCACTACAGAGACCAAGACTGTCTCAGGCGCCCCCGTGGTAGCAAGTAACCAAGTCACCATCACCATATCAACTGCTTTAGAAAACGCTTACACAGTAGCATCCGGTACCAGAGTTTCTCTAATACATGAGGCTGGTACTGTGGTTGCTAACTACGATTCTTTGGTAAAAACCAGCGCTGGCGGCACCATAGACGACACCACTTACCCAATCCTCATGGACAATGTCGGCACCATTGAGGATACTTGGACTATCTTATTTTCTGACGCTACTACCTTTACTGTGAGTGGGGCGAGGACAGGAGCAATAGCTTCTGGAACTACTGCTTCTGATTACGAGCCAGCCAACTCTGGAGCATCAGCCCTATACTTCACTGTTTCCTCAGGATTTTGGGGTGGTACCTTTGTTAATGGTGATACCGTAGTGTTTGACACTCACGACTCTAGTGTATTGCCTGTGTTCAACAGGGTTATACCAGCAGGGGCTGGAACTTTCTCCACCAACAGATGCACAGTGGGTATATCCTGTGAGTCTGTATAATGTCTAAGACAACCCATGGAGTAACCTTTACCAAACCTACTGGTGTAGAGGTAGCAAAGGTTCTCCTACTAGAGCAGGAAGACTGGGAGAGTAACACAGGTAAAGTAACAGTCTCAGACATGGCAACACAGTTCATCGCGAACCTGCAGACAATGGTTGGTAGCATTCCAGCCACTGGGGTTGCTGGCAGCACTGCTGCTGACACTACCAGCCCCAGCACCTCACTGATGAGCTCTCCCGTGTGCGGTGTGTCCGGTGGCTCTCTCAAAACTACTATACACGCCTACATCTATAGGAGAGGTAAACCGTACACAATAAAAACTACTAACGGCACCCTGACCCCTGCCTCCATTGACCTGAATTACTCTGTTACTGAGTTAGTAACCTTCTCAAACAGGGATAGAGTGGACTTAAAATACCCTTGCCACAGAATAGTATCCACTACTTGGAAGAACGCTGTCTACGACACAGCGAGAAATAGGGTGTATGAGCCACGAGTATCAAACGATGTGTACTCCTTACAGTTGACAGAAAAAGTTACTGGAGTATTATCAGTTGAGTACGTTACGTACAGGGAGTCTTACTCCCTTAATGCTACTCCTCTTGCTGACGCTCTAGAAAATGTTTTTGACACCGTAGTTTATGCCAGATATTCTGGTGGGGTAGTGTGGCTGGACATCAACGTGCCTGAGGGCAGTGACGACTACGCTAAGAATACTATTGATTGTGGCTTTGGTTCAGGTACCAACGTGCCTGGTACCGGAGCTAATGGGACCTACACTGGGTCTGGCACAGGTTTCTCCCACAAAGGCGACAGCGACAAATGGCCACCTAAACACCCAGGCGACACCACAGACAAGAAGACTTACATCGACTACTGTTCTCAGGAAGTGAAATACGAAACTATATCATGATCACTACCCACAACGTCACATACACCAGAGAAGAGGATGTAACGGAGTCTCTGGAAATTAAAATAGAGTCAGCGTTCTCAGAGGCCACTGCAAACTTTGATGACCTGCAGTCCATGCTGACGTTGGCGTTGTCAGGTATATCCGCTAAGACCTACAGCACTGCTAACAACCTAGTCACACTTGGCGCTAACGGGGATGCTACTGTTCGCCTACCTCTTTTTGTTTTTGTTAACAAACCTGGGTTCATTCCAGTAGTGCAGTCTAATATAGGCGAAGCTACTTTTGTGGAGGAGTCTTTCCTAGCCCGTGAGTTTAACAAGATCTTTGAGTTAGATACAGAGTTACCCTTGGGCTACCGAGTCACCGACTTCACACCTAAGTGGGTGTCTGATGTTGTCACTTCTTTAGGTAACGTAATTGCACCACCACCTCTGACAGTATCAGGTACTAAACTACTGTCACCTTACACAATATTTGGGGTGCTCAGAATTAACGCTACCTTACCAGTATACATCTATGAGGTAGTTTTCACAGTGACGAAAGAATCTAGGTACAGCCTTGAGGACGTGTCACTGTCAGTGACGGCTAGTGTAGGTAATGTCAACACAGAGACCAGCACAGATTCAAACAGTGCCGCAACAGCAACCGATATAGAGATACCTGACTCCGTGATTGCGGCTTTGGATCCTTGTGACAATACTAAAGAGTTGGCTGGCGGCACCACAGTAGCACAAAGTAGTAGTGACGATCCTGATAAAAAACAGAAGGTACAGATAGCTTATGACACCTGTAATGGTAAAGTCCTGGGTACCAGGAAAATATATGTAAAGGATACAGAGTGACAAAAGTCAGTCTCAATCAGCAGTTCACAAAGCCTTCCTTCTCTGACAGCACAGTTGTCGGTAATGTAGGTAGGTCTAGTGTGACTGATGACGTGGTGGGTACAAAGATTACATTGTACCCCAAGGACATAGATGAGAACTACTTCATCATACTCCAGCAGGAGCCCAAAGAGTTGTTGGCTCCCTTGGCAGACACTGCCGACATGGTGGACGCCGCCGCTGGCTTGGACCCTTGTACCAACCCAGACGACCTGACAGGTACTACCACTACACAGCCGGACCCAGCGAACACAGAGGTTGGTGATGAGGTAGGTGTCGACGAGACAGTGGTAAATACTGTCACAGACCCACGGGCTGAGGCTGAGGCTATGTTGAACGGCGTCACAATGCAGGATGCTGTCTCAAAGTTCTTAGGTGGTGACTCTGAATGTGAGACTGACAATGTTGTCTACCTCAGAGTTTACAAAAGCCAAGACAACATACCTTATAGCCTGGAGATATCCGACGGTACCCTAGGGGAGCAGTCCGTAGTCACTGAACAGGTTACAGAGACGTTGGCCGTAGACAACTCAGACTCCCTGGAGTTAAACACCCCGGCAACGTCTAATATTGACGTATCTTTCTCCTCTGACATTATCTCCAAGACTGGTAGCGATGGTGACGCTGTACACGCTGACTTGCAGGACGGCGACACCATAAACTTTGACCAGGAGATAACGACTACTGTTGATGTAAACTACACCACCATCTACGATAGAGTAAAGGTAGAGCTACCTGTTGATGAGGATGGTAAAGCTCAATCTGCTGTAGTCACTGCCTACTATCGAGATGTGATTCAGCACCTCACCTTGGTACCAGAGGAGACAGGTAATGAAGACATATGTACCTTTGTTAATAACATAGGTGGCACTATTTCTGGTGACGGTGAGTGTTTTACCAAGGTAACAAAGAGACAGCACTGTAGATGTGGTGGTGCCTATCAAGGTGACGAGGTTGAGTACGTACCTACACAGTGCCCTGATGGTCACTCTTCTTCTGCCGATACTGTTGTTGAGAACTTCACTGTCAAAACCCACATAGACTGTGGTCCTTTCGGCGCCTCTAACCTGCATGACCCAGATTATTATGAAGAAGTGTGTTGTGAACCTCCTGACATACTGCCGTTATGTGAGGTGTGGTACAACCCCTACTATGGAGGGGTGGAAATAGAACGAGGTACCACTTACTGGAGGGAGAAATATAAAGGCACTGACGTACAGTTCATACCCATATCACCAGTCGGTGGACAGTGTGGGGTGGAAGCTCAAATACAATCTGTCACCAGGAAGAGTTGTTGTGATGGTGCAGTACCCATAGAGATAGACAGGGAGTCTACACCGGAAATTTTACCTGCCAGCGAGAGTGTGGTTGTTTACGTTAGTGGCGGTTTACTACCCTTAACATTCACCCTTACCAACCCGGCTACTCGTTTCAGCAACAACAAGACTACAATAGATGTTGAAACCAGGAACGTTACTATATATGGCGACGATGATTTTTGTGGCAGGACCCACTTGACAGTAACCGATGGCTGCTCCACAGCCACTATGTTTCTATTGTCTGATAACGGTAGTTGGCATTTGGTATCTTCTGGTGTGTGTGAGATGGTTGGGACTGCAGATTCCTATTCTAAGGCACTGTCAGAACCGAACCCTTCATCAGTAACAGCCATACACGAAAGTAATGGAAGAAGACAAGTTGAAGATATAAGCCAAGGAGTATTCAATGCACAGTCCTGGGGGTACGGGGGGTGTGATCCAAATGGGCCAAACACACAAAATTGCGTAGAATGTATTGGTGAAGAGGTTATTTGTCCAGAAGGGGACAGCAGGAGGCCAGAAATTAACACATGCCTCACACATACACTAGCGGCAATCTCCTACTATACACCGTATTCAGGTAGTGTTGGTATAAAGAATCTTTTAATGGCTGATTGTGGTGATGGTGCGATAGCCCGTTATAACAAACATTATGTAACAAATATCCACACTTACTGCGGTAACGGTGGCATAAGAGAGTATCATTACACTATCGCAAATGGTGGATTACGGTACTATGAGTGGGGGTGTTAAGTGAGAATATTTAATCCTATAAATCTAGGTGGGCTGCAGACTTTTTCTGTTGTACTTAAACGTATGTTAGAAGATGGGGTAACAGATGTTGCTGAGGCTAAGGTGTTGGTAGACAATGCTATAAGAGAAAGACATACTGATAAGTCTGTTGACAATACAGTACCACCACCCCAAACCCAGTGTACTGAGCCTAGTTGTGGTGGGGTGTTCTTGATGTACAGACGGGAGGATTTAGACGGTACTATGGTGACTATATTAAAGTGTGACAAGTGCCAATATTCAAAAATTAGTGTGGAGAAGGTATAATGGCAGATAAGAAACTCACATATACAATCTCTTCGGACGACATCGGCAGCACATTAACAGACTTCCCTGTTCTATTGAGTTTACAATCTGCAGGTTCTGGGCTTACTTCCCTTGACTGCTCTGATGTCTTTACAGAACTACCTGGTGTTGACGACTGGAAGAAGATCCATGTTACTGACTCTAACGACAATGAGCTATACTGTGAAGTTGAGGAGTGGGATGTTGCTGACGAACGTGCTGCTATTCACGTTAAAGTACCTTCTGTAAGTAGTAGCGCTGACACTGTTTTAACTTTGGACTACGACTCTACTAACAGTGACAACTCTGCCTATATAGGTACCACAGGCACAAACCCAGCCCAACAAGTATGGGATGATAACTTTGTATTCCTTTCCCACCAGGCTCAAGACCCTAGCGGTACCGCCCCGCAAGTGTTGGATTCCACTAACTACGCCATGCATGGTACATCTTACGGTTCTATGACTAGCGGAGATTTAATAGACGGTACTGTGGGTAAAATGCTTGAGTATGATGGTACTGATGACTACACTAATCACGGCTACAATGCGGCTCATAACATTACCACTACCTTGACGTTGGAAATGTCGTTCACATCCAACGTTTTGATGGACTCGTCATTGACAAATCTTGTTGGATTAGTAAGCAGGTCATATGTCCCCACAGACAATGAGGATACTTATAATTTTTTTATAAATTCAAGTGGGCTTTTACAGCTAGGGACAAACGGAGGTAACATACAGGGTACAAAAGCTTCTTGGGTAGCTGACACTGATTTTGTAATTGCTGGTACATACAATTCCACTGGATTGGTCGGAGATTTATTTGTCGATGGTGTTAAAGAGACTTTGACTGCCAATGGGTATGACACAATGGCTGGCAGCTCAAATAGTTTACTTATTGGTAAGAACTCTGATGTGAACCATTTGTTTTCCGGGGCCGTAAGAGAGGTTCGTGTATCCAACGTGGTCAGATCTGACGACTGGATCAACACCACCAACCTCAGCTTAACCGATACTCTATTCACTGTAGCATTACCGACCGGACTAGTAACCAACTATTACGACTTCAAGTACGACATCCACAACTACAACTACATTACAGATCAGTACTACAACCTGCTGTATGACTTCACAGGTAATCTGGTAACGAATTACTACGACCTGATCTACGGCGACATCGCACTGAAGTACTACAATTTTATTTATGGGGCTGCGCCCACAACCATATCCATATATAACTTCTATTATCAATCTGCCCCTGAAACCACACAGTATTACAACTTCTTGTACAGCCAAGCTCATCGCACAGTTCAAACCTATGACTTTAAATACGACTGCTACCTGCCTGCTGTACAGTTCTACAACCTGCTCTATAACATCACGGGCAACCAGGTAACCAGCAGTTATGACTTCATATATGACATAGAGAATATTAACTTTGCCGAGGGTTACTATGACTTCCTCTACAACATAGTGGGGGCAAGCAGCCGTACAGTCTACGTCACACAACCAAACGTCCCAGGCCAACCCGCACCTCCCCCAGGAGCGACTGCCACTCCCGTAGGTGTAACGGTGTCCGGTACACCAATGCCATTTAATGATATAAATGTGGAGCGCTCCAAAGGACAGTACTATATCAGCGGTGCTTTCACACTAAATAATCCTGCGTACTACCACTTACTTACTCGACACGTTCCTGTAGTGATCACTATTGGTGACGTAGACTTTCACCTTATCCTTACAGAGGTACAGAAGCAAATTAAGTTGGAGTCCAGTGTACGTACTGTGGTCTGTCGAAGCCCTGCGGTTCTCCTTGACGATAGGGACACCGACACCTTACAGCAGGAATTCCCAGAAGGGTTGGCTTCAGTTCTAGCTACAAATATTGCTGCACTAAAAGATGTGTCTCTTACTTGGAACCTCAAACATAAGGGTGCCATAGTGGACCAGACAGTACAGGCTGGGACCTTCATAGCTAGTGACGAGAAACCTCTCGCTGTGTTGCGTACCTTGGTTAATAGTATGGGCGGTATCCTGCAGTCCCAACCAGACGGGAGTATTGAGGTGGTCCACAAGTACCAAGAGCGTACCCCCGACTGGGTAACGGCTGCTACTGAAGGTACCCTGAACGACTACCTACATTTCAAGGAGTTATCAGTAAGTAAGGAAGAGGGTACGGGGGTCAACACGGTTAACGTATCTGATCATGATACTTCTTCTGAAACGTACAGTTGGGAAGAGGTAGAGATTTCTGCTACGCAAAAAGAAATCTTAGGGTACCAAGTACCTTGGGCTTTGCACGACAAGTCAGTGCTGGAGACCTCTGGTGGTGACGATGTGGTTATCCAGTACGTAGGTGAGTTTGAGGTGACCACTCCGCTCTACACAGAGGATCCTGAACTTATAGAGTTTGTCTCTGGTGTCGGTAGCGTATCGAAACCAGTCTACAGTATTGTAGAGTATGACTGGGACGAAGTAGACTTAGGTGCTGTGGATTTTACTGAGGATGGTCAACTTACTGCAGACATTCTAGGTGAATCTTTGTTGAAGGTGCGGTATAAGACTAGGTACATGAAATGGTTGGTGACCTCGCCAACGTTACCTGATGTACAATTTATTCTGAGGTCTATTGATGAGTAACGTACTCTCTACCGTAGTTGTTACCTTTGCTTCTGGGGCTGACGCCACTGTTTCTGTAGAGTCGGACCCAGTCAACAACGTCCAAGATTCTGGTACTCCACAGCTGACCGTGTACGACTACATTGTCGCCTATACCAACGGGTCCATAAGCCTCAAGGAATACCTCTCCCACATTCAAGGTACAGCCACCACCACAGAAGAGAAGTCGATATTCACCCAAGATGACGAGTACTACTTCTTGGTACACTTCAGTAGTGGCATGGGTAATTTATCCTTAAGCAGTTCAGCTGGCGACATTACCTATCTAGGTACCACTATTCAGGATAGAGAGCAAACCCTTGACTTCATTGAGTTGGACTCCGTAGATAACAAGCCATCTCTGAGTTACAAACCAAACGGTCCCTTAGACGAAACTTGGTACGGGAATAAGGGGACTGGCTTGACCACCAACAACAGCGACCTGTCCTGTACTATAACAGGCGGTGAAATACCTTGTAAGTGCAAGGTAGTCTACCCTGTGGAGTTCCACTCCTACAAGCTGACGCCACCCAGCACAATACCCTTCCCCGACGGTGAAACTACTTTTGAAATTCTGACAGTAGTGGAGGTAAGCTAATGATCAATCTTTGTGTAACACGAATACCTGGCTGTTGTGACGACCTCGACAATACTGAAGGGTGTGTTGTCGGTGACGCTATAGTCAGTGAACTGATCCAGACAAACCAAGTGGCGGAGTCTGCAGGTAGGGCTTATCTGGACGACGAAGGTCCAGACTTTGAGGTACTGGATGCTACCTGCTCTCTCACATCTGTTATTGAACCTGGTAAGCTCTATACTGCAAGAGACAAAGAGCACGGCACCTACACTGCAGAGGTGCAGACCGTGTCCATGTCTATCAGTAGGTCTGGCCGTGATAGCTTCTCCGCACAAACTTCCCTTCAATTAAAGAGGTTGGCTACAGATGAGTAACCCACTGAATGCAATACTAAATTCCAAGGTAAAACCTAAGAGGTACACAGGCCGTATCACTAAAAGGGTTGGTGGCAGTTTTGTGATAACCCTGGTGTCTGGTGTGGTACTGGCAGACTACAGCACTTCTTACTCTATTGGTGATAATGTAACTGTGGTCGGCAGCGCCATTACAGGCCGCACTGGGGTCACCAAAAAACCCCTAACAGCTACCGTATAGTATTTGTCAATAAAAAATATTTAAGGTATAGTATTAAAAATCCAAATTAATGAGGTAATTAAATGCCCACTCAAGTCCTTATAGAACCAACAGTAGATGCCTCTACATTAGCCGTCCAAGAATACGGCGTACTCCGTGCCCAATCCTTCCAAGTCATAGGTAAACCTGCAGCAGGTCAGACTATTAATTTTGAAATTCTTAATGCTAACGGCGCCTATAGGGTCGCTACTTTAAATGACAGTGAACTCAGTATCAACGCTACCAATGATGTGATAACTTTCTACGCTCCTATCTATGGTAGATTTAACAAGTCAGCTAGTGCTGGTAATGAGCTAGGCTTAAGAGTTATATCATGATGTGCAGGTACCCGCCAAACCACCCCACTGAACCTGTCTTGAGTTTAGGGTTGTTCCCCAGGTACCCTGTTGTACTCACTATTGACAGTGAACTCCCTAACCAAGAAGATCTCTTATATCATTCCGATCCAGTTTTAGACATCGTTGGATTAGGCGCACCATTAACTATCACTGATGCCACTGCAGTTGGTGACAACCTGATGGACAACGGTGACTTTGAGGATGGGACAAATCACTGGGAAGCTGGGAACTCCGCAACCTTAGCAGCTAGTTTCCAGGCCACAACTTATATGTTGGAGGTCCAAGCAAGCGCAACACCAATGGGCTTTGCACGACAAGTCAGGTCAACTACTGTAGGTACAGTTTACCAGCTTATTATTAATGCTCATGAGGGTACTTCAGCGAACTACGGTTACAGCGTAGGTACTACTGCTGGTGCTGATGATGTGGTAGCGTTCACCTCAGATACTACGAGCGGCGGCTTCGCATTAGAACAAACTACACTCTATTTCACAGCGACAACAGAAGTAACACACATACATTTGTTTTGTACCGATGCCTCCACGTACACTTTGTTTGACAACATCGAGTTGGATGCGTGTGACGACTTCATGGATATGTCCTTCAGCTTCCCTTCTAACGTTGATACCTTAGCAATTGACAGTGACCTTGGTGGTGACGTTCTCTTTGACTCCTCTGATTCCATGGCGCCTATTGTCCATACTTGGGAAGAGTGGATGGATGTGACTGAGATTAATGTTGATTACTTGTGGATAGGTCAGCTGGGTGCTGGTGGTTACAGTTCAGATCAGTCTGCTGAGTCTGCTTTAATAACAAGAGTATTGAAATGCTACATACCTGTTGCTCCACCTACTGGTGACTATCTATTGGATGGCGACGGTAATGTCTGGTTAGACGGTGATGGTAATCCAATGCCTGTTGAGAACTCCACGTTCCCTTATACTTTCCCATTTAATTTAGGATGATGAAATGAAAAAAATACTAATTGCTCTCACCTTGGGATTGTTAGCAACGAGCGTAAGCGCAACAGATGTTACATGGTCGGATAAAACCACTGGCGGGTCATTTACGGCGGCTGATGCCAATGCGGTGAAAGCTGCGGTTAATAGCAAGGCTGACCAGACTGAAGTCGATTTAAACACAGATAAAACTGGGATCACATCAGGGCAGGCGGCGGCGATTGTTGCTAATACTGATAAAGAGACTAACACAGACGATCAAACAGCATCAGAGGTCGTATTTGCCCCTGGTGGTACAGTAGCGGCTACAACCGTGCAAGCAGCGATCTTAGAAGTTGCGAGTGAAGCCAGTGCAACAGGCGAAGCCAATGAAACAATGGATGCCACTCCGACTGATGGTAATACTGATCACACTGTGGGTAGTGGTGGGTTGTTTGATGAGTTTGCTACAAAGCAGGATATCGCAGATGTAATAGAGGCAAAGGTCGGGACAGGATTAAACGGGGCTATTGATAGTGGTGATGGAAAGTTTGAAATTAGCGTTAAAGACGGTGGGATTGATACTACACAGTTGGCGGATGGTGCAGTCACTTCAGCAAAACTGGCGGATGGTGTAGGTGGAACTGGTGGTTATGTAACACCCGCTCCTACTTACTCTGATGAGGCTTGTACTCCTGGTCAGTATGCCTTTGCCGATGCGACTACAGGTAGACTTTGTATATCTTCTGGCGACTGGGATAGTTTTGTTATTGCAGATTGGACAAATTTAACTCCTACTACTTATAGCCTAACAATGGCAATCACTGATGCCACTGGCACAGGGTCTACTTTTACTGTTGATGAGGTCGCCGCTAATGTGGGTGACACTCCTAAAACATGGGCCGGACTATCCAGTGCGACTGAGGCTATTACCTTTACCGCAGACGATGACGAAACATCGAGTTGCACTGGTACAGGGGTTACAGGCTCAGACCCTAACTGGGTTGTTGATATGAGTGGAGCTCATGTAACTGATGCGGTTTGTACGGTTAGTTCAGCGTTGGCATCTATATTTTCTGATGACTTTAGTAGTGATACAATAACTTCTGGTGATTGGGTTGAAGACTCAGGGGATTATTCAATATCCTCCGGAGAGTTAGCCTCACCCTCTGGGCAAGCATTGTTAAGGTACGCCACAGAGACTTCAACCCTGGCGCAGTATTTTGGGTTTACTTACATAGATGTTCCTTCTGGTAGTCTTAATGGGATTCAGTTTCGAATCCCTGGGACAACAGGTAGTCGGTATAATTTATATTACAATCAATCAACAACATTACTACAGTGGCAGACCTTTAGTGGACCGACGACATGGCAGAACAATATTAAATCATCATCTACTTTTGTTTTAAGTCCAGGTGATAAGATACGAGCAACCATACAGGGGACCGGCGCAGATACAGTTGTCAATGTTTGGATTAATCCAACAAATAATACACCACATTCCATAGATAATTGGGACAGTGCCTCAGATCCCGCCGATCATGTGTTTGCGAATGATCCTACTTACGCCTGTGATACAGGAAAGTACCTCGGCATAGTAACTAGCGTAATCTCACAGATTGATGATGTTTACGGGGGGTCGTTATGA